GCTTCAAAGTCAGGCGATACCTTTAAATTGGAACAAGCTTTAGTCCCGCTTGACATAAGACAGCTTATTGCAGCGTCTAAACAAAAGTCCGAAGACATCCATAAAACCTTAATTAAGACGCTACAAGACATGCAGGCCAACTTACTGGCTGCACCAACAGGCATTGATCTTGTAAAATCCGTTGACAAAATAAGTTCCGACCTTCAAAAGCAGTTTTCAGAGTCAGTGGCTGATGTTGAGGGAATTACCGTTGAACCTGAAATAACTCCAGGGATTGCAAAGGCAATGCGGGAAAAATTAACATTAGCTACGGATCTCGAAATTAAAAACTTTTCAATCGAATTAACTCAAGAACTCCGTGCTAAAGTTCAACAAAATCTTTTCGCAGGTGGCCGTGCTGATAGGCTTCAAAAAATACTCGAAGCCGAGTACGGAATTGCCAAGCGAAAAGCAAGATTTATTGCTGAACAAGAAACCAGTCTTGCAGTCTCAAAGTATAGAGAAGAACGATACAAAGAAATTGGAAGTACCGAGTATATCTGGAGTACGTCCAACGATGCGCTCGTCCGTGAAGACCATCAAGAACTCAACAAAAGGGTCTTCTCGTGGAGCTCGCCACCAATCGTCGACACGGCGCGTGGTCGCAGGGCGAACCCAGGCGAAGACTATAACTGCCGTTGCGTCGCGATCCCAATCCTAAATTATTATGAGTGAAGTATTGGAAGCACCTACATATCTCCGTATCATTGATACGGACCGTTTTAATTTTTCTGGCGGTACTAAATTTAAATCTAAATTTATCGAGCCTGGTATTGTGTCATATAAAGACATGGTCAATGGCGGAATTGAACTTTTAAGAAAAGAGACAATCGATAAATGCTTAGATACTGCTATTGGAAATCCTCTTACTATCGGACATGTCGATGTAAGTAAGGTTGATCGTCATACCGTAGAAAACGGTATCATCGAATCAGTATCCTACAATCCTGAAGATGGCTGGTATTACTGCAAAGGAACTGTAGATACAGACGCTGCTAAATCAAAGATGAGAGCAGGCAAACGCCCTTCATGCGCATATGAAGTTACCTCTTTTGGCCCAGGTGGCGTGTATCATGGCATTCGCTATGAACGTGAAATCACAGGTCTTAAATTTCAGCACTTAGCCATCGTGGAGAAACCTCGGTACGAAGATGCTGTGTTTCGATTAAATTCATTCGTTTCTAACTCAACTACTAATATGTTTAAATTATTCCAAAAACTCGCCGACCGTCTAAACGGTGTCGAGGATAAACAAGAAAAGGTACAGGAAATTCCAGGCGAGACATTAGTAGACGTCGATGGTAAGTCGGTTCGTCTTAATGATCTTATGTCTGTATGGAAGACCCAAAAGGGTCAAGTGTTTGAAGCATCCGCAGATGATGAAGTAGAAGTTGATGGCAAGCGCGTTCGTATGCACGAACTCGTAAACTGCTATCGTTCTTATGCAGCATCTTGTGCTTCTGGTTCAGATCATGCTCATGCTATGAAGCACGAAGCAGGTCATCCTCATCATGCAGAAGCTGGTGCTATGAAGCACGAAGCTAATGTTGCTACACACATGGTACATGAAGCTGCTATGAAAGGCATTCATAAACATGAAGCATCAATGCACAAAAATACTCAGCCTGAAATGGGCAAAGTAGCAACTGATGATAAAGGTGAGCCTGATCCAGCAGATCAAGAAGAGCACAAACGCGAAAAGCAAATTGATGCTATGAATCGCGATAATGCTGCTCCTGCTGCTGTAGAAGCTGCTCCAGTTGCTGCTCCTGCAGCTATAGTTCCAGAAGCTCCAAAAGGTGTGGACTTCTTCTTAAAACTAAATTCAGCCCGCAATAACTCGGGTATCGAACTTTCCTCCTCCATTAAATCTGCTGGTTCATTAATCGATAGAGTCAACGCGGGCCAAAACCGCTACGGTTCTTCGCCTGCCGTAACTAGCAAAAGCTAATCTGAAATCCAACTAATATTATGTCACAGTACACATTAAATCAAAATCAGTTCGCCCAGACACCAATGTTGGGTCAGGTGAGCATGATTCCAAATCCATCCGTAGTATCAGCTCAATTTAACCCAAGCTCATCTGCTGTTCTCCAGAACGGCTCTGCAGTTAAGTTAATTACTGGTACTTCTGCAGGTCTATTAATCGACGCTACTTCTGGCCCAACAGACGGTCCAGTATTCGGTACAGTCGTATATAACCTTCGTAAAAATCTTTACAGCCCAGGTGATGTTGTTGAAGTCGCAACTGCTGGTAGCTATACATTCCTTGAAACTTCTGCTGCGGTTACCCGTGGTGCTAAAGTTACAAGTACAGCTGCTACTACAGGCAATGACCCAACCGTTGCTACAGTATCTTCTGCTTCAACTCAATATGTTACAGGTGTAGCAGTTGACACAGCAACTGGCGCAGGCCAATTAATCCGTGTTGACATTGCTCCATCTCTTAACGGCGCAGTCTAATAATTAACAAAGGAATTTTTAACCATGAAATCAGTATTTTTCCAAACAACAGGTTATGATTCTCAGGGACGCGCTATCAAAGAGCCTGTTTTCCTTAAGAATACCAATAACCGCTCAATCTTCTCAAACGGTCTTCGTGAAAACGGTTTAGATCTTCGCTTGAACGCTGCTGGCGATACCGCTGAAAGCGCAACAGGTTATCAGATCGTTACCGACACATTAACCTACATCAAGAAGCAAATCTCAGAGCAGAAATTCTACGAAGTACCAGTAGCTGACTTTATCCCAACAGCAGTTGGCGATGGCGCATTTGCTGCTAACTTGCTCACAAACCGTACATACCAAGTTTCAGATGATTTTGAAACAGGTAACATCCGTACTGGTGCAAGCAACAGCCGTCTTGCTCAAGTAGACGTAGCTATTGATTCAAAGACACTCAAGGTTATCAACTGGGCAAAAGCTATCGATTATACAATCTTCGATATTGAACAAGCTTTAGTTGCTAACAACTGGGACCCAATCGAACAAAAGCACCGTGCTCGCAAACGTAACTGGGATCTAGGTATCCAAAAGATTGCATTCTTAGGTTCAGTAAACGATTCGGGTGTTGCTGGTCTATTGAACAATACAACTGTTAATGTAAATACTAGCGTAATTACAGCTAACATTAGTTCTTTAAACGCAACTAACTTTGCTGCGTTTGTTCAAACGATCTTAACGACCTACTTTGCTAACACTAACTCGACGACATTACCTACACACTTCGTAATGCCATATAGTGATTATCTTGGCTTGATGACTCCAGTAAGTCCTACTTACCCAAACATCCCAATGATCAATTACCTCGAGCAAGCTTTCAAAGCTCTCTGTGGACCTAACTTTAAGATCTTACCTCTTGCTTACTGTGATGCTACAAACAATGCATCTTCTGGTATCAACAAGCAGATCTATGCTCTTTATCGTTACGACCCAGAATCAGTTCGTATGGACATTCCTGTGGACTTCACAACAACACAGCCAAATTCCATCAACAACTTCAGCTTCGAAGACGTTGCATACGGACAGTACACGGGTGTTGGTTTCTACCGCGCTCTTGAAACACTGCTCTTCACACACAGCTAATAATTAACTACTACAATGGCTAATCCCCCCATGCCCGTCCGCACGGTCGCACCAGAAGAACACGAGCTGGTGCGACTATATAACCAAACTGATCGTAAGTTTATGCACGATGTGATTCTTGATAATAAGGATCACACCGTGATTAAATATGAACTTAAGGCACACAGCTTTGGGAAAGTTGCTCCAGAAATTGCAAAACTCTGGCTCGAATGGTTTCCAAACCAAGTCGTAAGCGCAGAGGATGCAGTTGGAGCTGTGCAAGGTTCTCGTAGAGAAGCAGAGATTGCTAAGGAGCAACTCGCAGCAGCACAAAAACGCATTGAAGAGCTTGAGAAAAAGACTGTCGAAAAGCCTGTTTCCAAGCAGCGTAAGAGTACTACTTAAACATCCTAATGGCATATTCCAATCCAACTATCGCTGATTTCAAAGGGTTCTTCGTAAGGGATTTTCCTTATGCACAACCTGGCTATGGCGGAGCTGGATCGGCTAATGTCTCTTCTGGCGCAATCGCGTCAGTTGCCGTTACATCGGCTGGTGCAAGCTATCTTGTACCGCCGACAGTAACTGTCCAAGATCCAACAGGTGTTGGAGCTTCCGTGACTTGTACCATCGGTGCAGGCGGATCTATCACGGCTTTTATTGTGGGTGTGAATGGTTCTGGATATACCAAACCTACAATCGTATTAAGCGGTGGTGGTGGCGATGCCACTAACCCAGGCAAAGTGCAAGACAGAGATATTAACACGGGTTTGGCTCTTGCATATGTAAATATCAATCCAGGACAATTCCAAACCCAAGATCTTTACACCATGGGCTTTTTGTATTTAGGAGCTCATTATATGGTGGTCAATCTACGCAACTCTATGCAGGGCGTAGCAAGTAAATACAACTGGCTTACATCTAATCGTTCAGTGGGTAGCGTCAATGAAGGTTATGATATACCAGAGCGTATCCGCAAATCCCCAATCCTTTCTCAACTCAGCAGCACAACTTACGGTGCTCAATATCTAACGATGGTCTTGCCACAGCTCATCGGAAACTATGCTACCTTCCATAGATATACCATACCGTGAGCACTATCAATATACCCGCTGGTAGTATATCCCTTGATATATCTCTTTTACAAAACTTAAGAGATAATGTTAAAGGTGCAGATAAAATGTGGACTAAAGTCGGCATTATTGGAAAACATAATGCTCGCGATAATTATAATGGTGCGGATATAGATAATCCTACATTAGGTCTTATCCACGAAAAAGGCTCTGTTAAAGCACACATACCTCAAAGGTCATTTTTATTAATGCCCTTAATGATGAAGCTACCTAATAGGTTAAAGCAGATAGGATCTGCTATGTTTTCTAATATTACTACAGGAGCTAAATTAGAAAAAGCTTTTAAGCAATTAGGAGTAGAATCTGAAAATATAGTACAGCAAGCTTTTGAAACAGGCGGTTTCGGACAATGGGCTCCATGGTCTAAAACGCTTTTACCCTCTGCCTTCTTTAATAAGAAAGGTCGTAATAATATTAAAGAGTCACGGGTTGAATACTCTAGAGGTAGAGAAATTGAATACCGCCAAAGCAAAAGAAAAATGCGGGCTATTGGGCCACAACAATTGGCTATACTTGTCCGTAGCGGTCAATTAAGAAAATCTATTAGCTCGAAAGTGATGGGTGGATCATGATGGCAATTACCAATGCTTCTTCAATTGAGGATATTCGTAATGTTGCGATGGATTTTCCACGCATGGATACAGCCATGAATGGCTGGATGCAGAACATTACTTTAGGTATTATAACCACTTTTATTGACCCAGAAACAGGCAAAGTCCAAGAAAATACCCGTTGGATCAATACTTCTGGAGTACTTCAACCTTATACGGACGAAGACCTCAAAATACTACCTGAAGGCGATCGTTCATGGATTTGGCAAAAGCTTCATGCTTTACCTGCTTTAGTTCTATCTACTAACGATAAAATCGTATTACCTGATGGTAAATACAGAGTTATGTCTAAGCGTGATTATACTCTGTATGGTTATGTAGAATACTCATTACAAGGAGATTATGTCCCAGCCTGATACAATCTCTATCCTAGTTCAACTTATCGGCCAATCTCTTAACTTAGAAGAGGGTCGAGTAAGACGCTATAATCAAAGAGCCAAGCTACCACAGCTTGAAGGGCTCTTTATTGATATTTCCTTTTTCACTTCCCATACCTTCGGCAATGATGCCTACCCAGAAACAGACCCCGTAACAGGAGTTTATAATTGGGTACAAACCATCAATAAGAAAGAAGTATATACGGTTGATATGTTTTCCGTTAATAGCGAAGCATATGACCGTACAAATGAAGTTCTGTTTTCCTTTAAATCTGGTTTAGCCAATCAGTTTATGGATAAATATAATTTTCAAATTGCTTCTATAACTTCTGATGTTCAGGATTTATCAGCAATAGAAGGGCCAGCCGAACTGAATCGTTATCAATTTCATGTAACGGTTCTTCGTGCATATTCTCTATCCACACCAATCGATTATTACAATAAATTCCCAGGGACTCCCGCCCTTATAACTCAGCCTTAAAGAATCAGCTATGTCTACTCTCTCATTATCAAATATCGTAAATGTTTCGGTTGCTTCTCCGCAAGCAACTCTTGCTAATTATTCAGTTAATAACTTGGCGATTCTATCTAAGGAAACGCCGATTCAAAACTACGGTACAGGCGGTACTGCAGGAACAGTAACTCTATCAGGAAATTCTATTGCTAGTATTGCAGTAGGAACTGGTGGTACAGGTTACACATCTGCACCTGCAGTAATTGTAGTTCCTAATAATGTCGGTGCATCTGGCGCAGTAATTTCTGCTACAGTTTCAAGTGGCTCTATAACAGGCTTTACTGTTGTAAGCGGTGGTATAGGTTATACCGCAGCACCTACAATCATCGTAGTAAATTCATACCAAGCTTATTTAGATCCAGTAAGTGTTGCTAATGATTTCGGAAGCACTTCTGAAACAGCAACAATGGCTCAAACCATTTTTGCACAAAGCCCAAATATCACTTCAGGTGGTGGACAATTGATCATTTATGCAATGTCTTCTACTGATACATTATCAACCGCTCTTACAGCACTATCACAACAAATTTATTTTGGTGCTGCTATCTGGGCTGGATATGCTCCAAGCAATTCTGAAGTAGAAGCTGCAGCATCTTTAAATCAGTCATTTAGTCCTCCACGCATGCTTGGTGTTTCAAGCAGCAACATTAGCGATTTAAACGCAGGCGGTTTATTTGCAGTCATTAGTGGCGCAAAACAAACACAGTCGCGTATGTTCTTATATACTTACTCATCTGCGACACCATTATTAAATGCTCGTATTGCAATGGCTGCGTATATGTCTCGTCTATTATCCATTAACTTTAGTGGAACGAATACGACGATCACGATGAATTTAAAACAACTAACTAATATAGTTGTTGATCCAAATATTACACAAACAGTTTTAAACAACTGTCAAACAGTTGGCGTAGATGTTTATGCTAATATCGCAGGTCTTCCTGAAGTAATTTCAACAGGTGGCAATGATTATTCCGACAACGTATATAATCTACAATGGTTCGTCGGGGCCAATATGGTTGCATTGTTCAACGCTCTTGCAGGTACACCTACTAAAGTTCCTCAAACAGAGGCTGGTATGTCTACACTTAAGAGCGCAATGACTCAAGTCGCAGAACAAGCGGTAGCTAATGGTTTCCTTGCACCTGGCTCTTGGACAGGTTCTTATACAATCGGTGATCCAGTTGCATTACAACGCAACATTGCTACTAACGGTTATTACATCTATTCGCAGCCTGTTGCTACACAATCACAAGCTCAAAGAACAGCTCGTATCGCTCCACTCATACAAGAAGCAATCAAATACGCTGGAGCTGTTCAAAGCGTATCCGCTGTTATTTACGTCAATCCTTAATAGACTACTACCATGGCCCAAGTCTCAGTTTCAGGCAACGATACCATTATAATCAACTCGCGTCTCCTTACAGCTTTTGCTGATGGAGATAACGCTAAACTAACTTTTCCAAACGAGCTCGTTAATGTAAAACCAGGTAAGAATGGCAACACGCTATTTGCTGGTATTGCAACAGGTCGTCTAGGTGAGTTAGTTTTAAATATCATCCGTGGCAGCGCAGATGATGCTTTCTTGTTAACTCTTCAACAGACTCAAGAAAATGACCTTCCTACCTTTACATTACTTAATGGCGTATTCGTAAAACGAATTGGTAATGGTACAGGCCAAGTTGCTAATGATACTTATAAATTAATCAACGGCGTATTTACAAAGCGTGTAGAAGCCGTTTCAAACGTGGATGGTGATACAAAACAATCCGTTGTTGAGTATCAATTCAAGTTTGCTGCAGTAGGTCGTCAGATCCAATAATACTTTTTAAAATTCCCCGATAGCCATGAAAGAAGTAACACT